ATGGATCTGTTTGATCTTTACCTGTACCATCTTGAACAGGCATTTGTTCTTGTGGTATACCTTGTTGAGCCATGTATTGTTGCATCATAGCTTCTTGCGGAGTGGGCGGAATGATATTAGGTGTTGGTGCAGCAGGCGCTTCAGGTTGTAATGGATTACCTTGATCGTCTGTTGGTATTGGATTTCCATTTTCGTCTGTAGGCGTTGCCGCAGCTTTTTCTTCTTCAATCTGTGCATTGATTTCTTCAATGTCTTCATCATCCAACATAAGAATATTTTTACGAACCCACTGCATAGAATAATAACGACCGACATATGGATCGACTGCCTGTAATGTGGCAATACGGTTCATAAGAAGCTCTGATTCTTTCAACTCATCGAAGTTGTTATCCTTCTTAAAGTCATAATAGATATCTTCTTTGAACTCTTTCCATTCTTCTTCGGTACATACTTTCTTGAGTACCAGCTGAACGCGAAGAATGTCATCAAATAGTGTGGCAAACTTGTTACGAAGTCTATCAATGAACTTAGCAAACTTTAGTTCGTCTCTGGTAATTTCTGTCGAACGACCAAGAATACCGCCACCTGGTTGCTGTTCTAGACGGCCGACAGGAACCCCGAGTGCTTTGTATAACTTACGCTCAAAATACTTAACGTCTTCCAGTTCACCAAGATTTTGACCACCAGGAAGAGTTGTGATTTCTGTACCTTTACCTCCTTCACGACGAGGTAACCAGAAATCTTCTAGCATGGAAAGATGCTTACGGTCATCCTTAATTTCGCCAGTCGTGCTATCGTAAACTAACTTGTTACGATACTTGGTCATAATATCTTTTAGATATTGTTCTGCCTTGATTGTTGGCATGTTACCAACATCAATATAGAAAATACGGCGTTCGGGGGCACGCGATAAACGATATATAACTGTCGCATCTTCAATCATTCTCAAGTTGTTTAATGGTTTGATAGCCTTGTGTAGATACGAAAGAACCATCGCTCTCTTGCTATCCATTAGACCTGAATTGACATTGATGATTGCATCTACAGCAATCTTTGCGCCTAAGTTAGAATGTGCGCCAATAATACCACGTTCATTATAGAGATAATACTCGTTGATCTTCTTGATAACATCAATGGTTGTACGTGGATCTTTTGTTTTTTGAATTTCACGGATCTTACGAATACGACGAGGATCAATATACCTGAGTTCTAAAATACCTTCGGCTGATCTCTTTTCATCTATGATAACATGGTAGAACATGCGACCGTCAACATACCAACGACGGAATATTTCATGTCCCATATTACCAAAGTTTAATAGTTTTAGAGCAACATCAAACTCATCTCTAATCTTTTTCTTTACCGATTCTGGCTGCTTCAAATCATCCATGTTAATTTCCACAGCTTTATCTTTGGCTGTGTTAACAATGGCTTCATTGACAATTTCATCAATAGCCGTTTCCAATTCTGGTTGCATTGACATTTCACGATAACGAGTAATAAGCTCAATTTCGTTTCTGACTACACCGTCCAAATCAACATAGGTGCCATAATAAGCACCTGATTGAATGGTTACAGCACCATCATCATTCTGCGGTAATGCGAATGTTTTATTAGTTTCGTCTGGAGAAGCATTGTCTTGCTTCGTTTTTTTACGTGAGATTTCAAAGCCAAAAAGTTGTACCACCAATTACCTCCAATGAAGATAAGGGGAGAGAAAAACTCTCCCCTCTTCTTATATATTAAGCAGAACCTACAGGATTGCTTCTGCGAGGTTGAATGCCAGGAGAACCATTAGATAGATTACTATCTGTTGTATCAGACTCCCACCACTGATAAGCAAATGTTACAGCATATTCTTCGATTGTATCATTTGCACCCCAATCTAGTTCGATTGGTGAAACATCAATTGGGAACATACCAACAAACTTATATACCTTTAGGATTTCATCTGCTTTACCAAACTGCGTTACTAGACCATCTTGCTGATACTGTGATGGGCTTACATAGTTAGCAGAACGAAGATTGGCAACGTGTGAATTAAGTCTGCTCATCCAAAGTTCGAAGGCATTGCGAATTACAAAGTCTTCGTCATTGATGATGGTTACTGTCCATTCGGTAAATGTACGATTACCAGCAAACTTTAGTTCACGACCAAAATAATTTACGGGTACCTGGTTCACAGTGGAACCAGGCAACTGAGCGGCGCGACACATGAAGTTATACTTAATACCTGCTGTGCCGAGAAGATTGCCAAGAAAAGGTAGTTCGCAGTTGAACAGGTTTGGGCGGGCGCCGTCACCTGTCATCTGTGATCTGAATTCTTGTACGTTAAATGAAGCCATTTTAATTTACTCCTTTTGAATATTTATTATGCATCAATGATTAGAAGCGGCCAACAACTTCTTCGAAGGCTACACCAGTTCTTACAGCTATAAAGTTCAACTGGATAAAGTTGATGCTTCTAGCTGGCTTGATGTAAATGTCGCCAACAAATTCGTTACGGTCGATTACTTCAGGAGTATTGTTTGTTTCGTCGCAAACTACACGGAAGTCAAAGATACCACGACGACCCTGTACATCGCGTAGGTATGGTTCAATTAGAGCAACAAACTGTGCGCGTGTAAACTCATCGTTGAACTCAAACAAGCTGTACTTAGCAGCACGGGCAATTGCCTTTTCGAGAACAATGAAGAGACGGCGAACGTTGATACGATCAAATGCTGATGGTTTACTCAACATTGTCTTGTCGCCGTAAAGAACAGTTCCTTCGCCACGGAATGTAACGATAGGATTAATACCGTTCTTGTATAGTTCGTCGCGGTCTGTCTTGTCTGGATTGAAAGACAACTTAACAATATTTTTAAGTTGACCACGATTAAATCCTGCTGGTGAGTACCATGGATCACGTTCAAAGTCTGTTCTTACGCAAAGACCAGCAATATCACCGTTCAATGGTACCCAACGGTATACATTGTTATACTTGTCGAACTGATACTTCCAAGAAGAATCCATTACAGCATAAGATGTTGAACGATTTAAAGCATTATTTCTATAGTTTATTACTTTTTCAGCCGTTGCTGTAACTGATGAATTGCTTACACCATTTGCTCTGTCTGGTGAACAGAATACAATACAATCTTTACGATATTCGGCAAGATTGTCGATGCAATATCTAGCAACATTTGCGCTGGCACCGCCTGTGATAACTAGAGAAATATCAACTTCTTCTGCGTTTGAGAAACGATCATAACCTGCAATAAGATCACTATCGCTTACTGTACCAATTGTACCGCCTGAAAGTGATACTGTATATGAAGATGCGCCCTGTGAGAATGTAGTGCCTACAGCAGAACTTCCCCAGTTTACGGAATCTGTCGCATTAGATGAAGGATCTTGTGCGTGATTAATTATATAAACATATTTTGAACGATCATTAATTACATTAACATAATAGTTTGAAGAACCTTCAGATGTAATAGCATCTGATGCTTTTGATACAAATGCAAACTTTTCAAGAATTGTATTTGCCACACCTGTAAATTTACCATCTTCATCGATAACGATTAAGTGAAGTTCATCTCCTGTACCGCCAACAGAGGCAGCATATGTGGAAGTATTTGGCGCACTATCAAACTGTTCAGCATACGTCCAAGCTGCTACGTTCCATGCAGAGCGTGACTTGTATGCTGTGTCTGCATACATAGAAACTTTTAAGCTGTTTCCTATGTCACCAGCATATCTAGCTGCAAACATACCAGCAGAGTTAGCTGCTTCCATATCGATATAGTTAGTTGTGTAATCATCGGTATTTTTAATTAAAATACCGTTACCAATAGAAGCATTCTTAGCTTGAGATGTGCTTGCTGCACGAACAATCTTAAGGTTACGAGCATAAGCTAAGAAGTTGGCTGCTGTAAAAAATTCAGTGAAGTTATTGTTATTTGGCTTACCAAAAGTATCTACCAACTCAACTTCGGAAGAAATCGTGCGGATTTCTTCTAGTGGTCCCCAGATAAAGTTACCTACGAAAGCGCCTTCGGTTGTGCCTACGGCTGGGACAATAGTTGTTAAGTCAATTTCAGATACATTTACGCCTGGTGACAATTGAAATGGCATATTGTTTCTCCTTTACAAGAATTATAATTCATTCTTTACATTATTTAGAAAAACGAGTATTTATAGCTTATTAGACCAGTTTAGATCGTCAAAAGGATATGTCCTACCACGATCTTCAATCCAAAGATCACCAGAAGCATCTTTTTCGTTTGGATTATCTATTCCATTATCTATAATACCAAAAGGTACCATATCTTGATCCATAACGTCAAATAACTCTTTTTGGAGGGCTTGTCTAATGTCGTTCTGGATATTTTCCTTAAAGTATCTTTGACCTGTCAGCCAGCCAAAATGAACCAGCGTCATAGCCAAATCGTCATTATTGCCTTCTTCGGCCTTAAATGTTTGTTTGTCGGCCGAGAAGGTAGTCAATTCCATAATAGTCTGTTCGTCATTTATGAGAAGCTTGTCGCTCTCAACCAAAGTTTTGAGATTGGTACAACCTATCATCTTCGTCTGCTTTGACGTTTTTAGACCAAAAGCAATTTTCTTCTTGAAACCAGGTGATTGTGTTTGTCCCTGCTTACCTTTGGTTTCAATCTTGATTAGGTTATCATATGCAAAGTCATTATGAATAATATCTGAAACTTGCAGACCGATAGAATTAATTTCCACCAATATAAAAGCCTCGTTATATGCTTTAGCAACTTGAACTATCTTGGTTGGAAATAACATAGGTGATATCTTATTGTCTCGGAATATAGCCACCTGTCGATAAGGTATTTCCGTCACATCGATGATAGAGAAAGTTGAATAGTCTAGACCCTGACCTTCGGCCACATCCACCGTCATGCAATAAGTTCTGCCTGGCTCTGGTCTTTTATATACTCTCAATCCTTCTTCTACTTGAATTGGTGTAACCCAAGTCATAGCACGAAGCTTGACAGGATGGATGAGCGTATTCGTAGAACCGATGAACTCACACTCAAACTCTTGACGGAACTGGTCAGCCGATGTGTTACGGATTGTCTGTTCTTTCCACTTCTCATCTCTGCCTGGCACCATGCTCCAGTGGATTTCGATTGGAATATAGTCAGAACGCTTTTCGATAGCCTCTGTCCACATACGATAGAACAGGTTCATACCGTTTGGTGTAGATACGATGATGACCTTTGTTGTTTCACCCGAAGAAATCGTCGGATAGGTAGACATGAAGAACGCTTCGGCAATATTGTTTGGAACGAACGCGAACTCGTCCAAGAAAATAACGTTGAACGAACGACCACGAACAGATGAGCCAGATGTCGAATCAGCCACCGCGCGTGAACCGTTAGCTAGTTCGATTGAACCTTTGTTCCATTCTTTAACGCCCTGCTGTAGGAAACGAGGTAAGTATTCGAAAGCTAACTGGAGACGACCCATAATTTCACGGGCAGTTGCAGACTTGTTAGCAAGAATGGCTACGTTGACGTTTTCGTTGAAGAGAATATAGTGTAGCAAAAATGCAACAGATGTGGTTGTCTTACCGACCTGACGAGGAAGCTTACAGATAGAGAAGCGGTTCTCATGAAATGTTCTAAGCATATCTTTCTGGAAATCCCACATGCGAAACGGCATCAAGCCTTGGTCAACGTTGATGATACGCATGTATGTTATTGCAAAGTACACAGGATCATTAGCGCACTTTACAAACTCATCTATTTCTTGCTGAGAGAAAGCATGTCTGTAATCTTCTTTTGGAAGATTTGGATTGTTATTATAACCTTTACTCATTTATAATATGGGTTCTTTGGATCAGCATCACCTGTCTCATCTGGCCACCAATCAAGTTCATACTTTTTACCATTCTTAAACATAGCTTTCATAGCTTTAATGCGATTTTCATATTCTTCTTTGCTTGGTTTAATATTACCTTCAACCACATCTAGCACATACTGTATTGTAACTGCATTTGCGCTTAAACTGGCACATCTTGCTCCAACTTCACCTTTAAGATGGTCAAGCAATATGCTTTCGCTACTGTCAGCCAGCGCATTCGACAGTTCGTGCGGAACTTTTAGATCAACATAAGAATAAACATAATCGTAGTGTGGAACAGGTGAAGAGTGTAGAATAAACTCATCTAAAACTTCAACTCTTTTGAAACCATCAACGTCATACCAGACTGCTCTATTGGCTGTCAATTCTTCTGGCTTACCAAAAAACTTTTGAAGATGCTCTGCATACTTGGCTGGTTCTGTATTTTTCCATTGTGAAAGCGAAGAACCTACGGACTCTTTTATAAACTGTTTAAAGCTTTTCATTTTTCTTCTCTTCTTTAACTCGTTGAAGTAATTCGGCTGTACTGCCAACAAACACTGCTTTTTCCACTGTCACGGTCGTTTCTTCTTTCTTGCCGTTATCTTTAAGTTCTTTTGTCTTTTTCTGTAGATCATACAGGTCTTTAGTTGTATCTGCGATGGTCTTCATCATGGTAGCCAAAACTTCGTATGCGCGTGGTGATTCTGATTCTTTAGCCAAATCAGTCAAACTTTCCACAGCTTGATTGCCCTTGTTTATCAAGTCTCGAAAAGTTCTGCGAGAAAGATTGTAATCTGCATCTGCATCGTTTGGTTCGTGCGGAGTATTGATTATTACTTCTTCTTTCTTTGGCGGAATAATCTCTACTGCATTTTCGATGCCAAGAGCTTCACTTAGCGCATCATGTGTCTTACTCATTTATTTCTGGCCATTCCTCAATTTGTATATCATATCCGTAATCATCACCTGGTTCAGCAGTAATTGGATCAGGTTCAATTACAATCTTAGCAAGTTTCAACGGTGATATATCAAAACTATCTAGTGTATATGCTGCATTAGATGATAGTGCCCGAATTGTATTATTAACTTTAAATTGACCCTGTACACCACCAAGAGCAAGTTTACCTGTATTGGCTGACCAACTTAAAATTACACCATAAGCATTTGCACTGTTGTAACTGTTGCCTTGATATGCTATGTCATCTTGGTTAAATGTGCCATTATTTCCGCCTGTAAGATTGATGCGAGTAATATAACCAGCTTGTAGTGAGGGATCATTAAAGATATTGGCAATGACTTTACGAATAATTTTTGGATTTGTAACTGGACCGTAAAAGTGTGCTTTCATTGTGAAAGTTAATGTCCATGTTATAAATCTTACAGCATCAAAGTTACCTTCATGTTCAATATTGTTTGTTACTGTATTGAGTATAAGAGGCACATCTTTTAGAACGCCAAGAGTTGAAACTGGATTAATTGTTGCTGTATAATCAGGATTAAAATAAGGTAAAATCTGTTCAATGATTTGATTGCCATCATCAATGTTGCGAGTGTATAAGTTAAGTTCAAATGTTAAGTCATAAGGCACAGCCATGTAAGAAGACTTGGCTGCTGTACCAGAACCACCCTTAGCTACTTTTAATAATGAGTTTTGTTTTCTTGATACATCATATGCAATTCCAGTTAGTTCAAAAGATAATCTAGGAAGTCTAGTTTGTATCTGTCTTTGCAAATCTGGATCAGCACGAAGTCTTGTAACATATTTTTCTTTTGGTGCATATGTAATAGGCACTTTCATGCGTTCAATCTCAGTACCTGTATCTGTGTTTGTACGAACAAGTGTGATATTGTTAAACATTGTACCAAACAGCACAACATATTTTCTCATTAGTTTATGATAGAAATGTGTTCCGAACATTATGGCATTCCAAATGGATTAATTTCTGATAGGTCTATAAACAATGCGCCCTCTGTCTGTATTTCTTTATTGTCATAATCATCATAGAATACATGATCGCCAAGAACATCTGTAGATGTTACAACATATAAAGCATTAGATGTGTTACCTCTAAGATTTGTGGCTGTTGCAAATGTACCTACAATATTATGTAGAGTAATTGTTTTTTCTGTCGGATTAAATTCCGTTACAGTTGCTTTTGTATTTGATGTCGATACATTAGATCCTTGATAAACAAGTTCTCCAGATAGATAGTTGCCTGAACCGCTACCAAGTGTTAGTTCAATTGTATATGATGCTTCTTTTTCAACATCATCAATCTCTTCAACACCTGTATCAAAGTTTTCATCTGAGAAACGGAATAATTCGCAACGCAATTCATACATATAGGGATTACGTTTACCGATAGAGAAGAAGTTTAGTTCTTCTTCAACGAACTTTATCTCAAAAAGCTTACGCATGACTGGCACATAAAGCAGATCACCTTCACGTGGTCTGTCAGCAATGTTAGTTGGTACATATTTGTTAAATGCGCGAGTGGAAACAACAAAGTTAGAAGTATCGCGGATTTCTAAGCCAAACTTAGAGAAGAAATCGCCGTCGCCTTCATAACCTTCTACGTTAGCCAGATAGACTTCCATCGAATATGCGCGTGTAAATCTAGCATTTATGGTTTCGCCGTAGATTTCATCATCACCATTATAGGAATCTCTTGGAATATAAAAACAGTCATGACCCATGATTTGGATTGACTCAACAATCAAATCTTCTAAAAGTCGCTGCTCGTTTATAACACCGACAGAATAGTTGTTGAAGTATACGGACGTTCCCATTTTAACCTACCATAAACTGTGGTGGCTCTTCGAAAGTGTCACGAATGAGTTGTTCTAGTTCCGTAATTTCTTGTACAGCTTCCTCATAGATTTGCTGACCATTCATCATAATACCGCCTGGTAGCTGCATACCCTGATACTTCTTAAGATTGTTACCCCATTGTTTCTTAATATAAGCTGTGGCCAACTTCTTGAGCATACGGTCGTTGTAAACTTGTGGGTATGTGTCAGGGTCAATAATAACCCAACCTTCGATAACTGCCCATTCACCCGCAGAAATCATAGCCCAATTCATGTCAATGTATAGCTTATCTGTATGACGGTTAAAACGCACGGGTGTTTCACCAGAGAACAACATATCCAAAGTGCGAATATGCTGCATGGTAATAACATAGTTGGTATAAGAAGTAGAGGTAAAGTCATAAAGTTCATGTAGACGCAACTGATAGCGCAGGTCAAACATGTTGATGGTTGCGTTAGAAGATGAAATAGGGAAAATACGGGTTACACCGATAATGTTATCACTGATAGGAATCCATCCATTGTCGATGTTTTCTTGAGTAAACTGGTGCTTTAGATACCAACGCTCTACACCATCAAAGTGGAACTGCTGGATATACTGAAAAGCTTCGTCAATACGGTCTTCTACCTGGTCATCATCCACATTAATTTCTATAACTGGATGACCTAACTGACGAAGACACCAATCTTTTAACTGCTCTCTAGATGCTGGAACTGCCATGTAATACCCTCTTTATAGAGTATTTATGTTTATTCCGTATCAAAGAAAAACATGTGCCAAAGTCTTCCATCTTCAAAATCTGTGCCAAAATAGTCGCTGGCCCCGTGAATAGCACCCGCATCAAAGATGACCAATCGGTTATAAACATTACCAAACTTGTCCACCGTGTCATAAGGCGTCTTATCCAAGAAAGTCTTATAGTTAAAAGCACTGGTAATCTGAGGATGTTCCTTATGACGAATACCAGTTCCACGATGCCTGAACGTTGAAGTGCCTGTTTCTGGCGGCGCATCTGGCGTAAGATATATCATAGCGGCATAACTTTGATCATCACAGTGATATACGACAGGTTCACCAGCAATATTGAGCTGGAAACGACCGTTCATGCCATGTTCTTCCCACTTGGTAATTTTCTTACCCATGATGCTTTCAAACGCTTCTTTGATGCCAGGAAAAAGATATTGGTTCTTTGTTCGCTTACCGATAAACCCTCGACCTAAACCACCATCAACATACTCTTGCTGTTTTGCAAACTCACGAATGCTGTCTGGATTTTCATAAAAATTATCTACAATGAAAGCTCGTTTTGCATAACCGCTGTTAATATTCATATTAAACATATCCTCTTCTTCACTTCCAGACAACATATAATCTGTTGCAGATTTTGCTTCGTTAGTTACATCACTCATTTTTCTCAGTACATCATGATCGATTAGTTCAGGATGTATCCACCAGTCTTCAAAGTTACAAATACCATCAGGCGATATATCATTGGCAACTAGAACATAACCTTTTGATCTTAGGAACTCACGGGACTTCTCACGATATGTTCTGGTAACATCGGCATAATAGTCGTGTTCATATGTAATGACTGCAAACTTATATTCATCAAAAGGAATTTTAAGCATACACTCGTATGTATTTCTTGCTGGTTCAATGTCTAGTTGAAGATAATCAATTACATTTCCAGTAAAATTCTCTGACAAAAGCTTTTTGTAATCAATCGCAAGTGCGTTTTCATGTAACACTTTTGTCTTTGGTCTGGCCGATTTATAGTTCTCTATGAACTTTTCATCATATTCAATGGACACACCTTTCCAATCAAACTCAGTTTCAAGCAATGCCGTATTGTTGCCCATCCAAGGTTCAGCGCCACCAATTTCCAAGAACTGGCCGTTTCTTTTGCCCTTGAGCATAGACAGAATAAACAAGTCTTGATAAACTTGTGAATAATTTTTCTTAATGCTTTTGGAACCTGAAAACTTATATCTAAGTTTTGACCACATGCTATCATCATACATCCGAAATGCGTAGTTGTAAGGTCCAGAACCTAAATTTACGATATTACTCTCAATTGACTTTTTATGCACATCATCAATTTG